TTAATTATTGATGTTTAGCAAGCCTCTGTGCTAGATTTGGAGTGATTTTGATATTAAGATGTGAGTGATAAAATATATAATATGGAGGTTTAATATGAGACTAAATGATGAGCAAAGAAAGATATTTGAAGAGAATGAGAGATTAATTGGTAAATTTATTAGCGACAAAAATTTACGTGGAGAAGATTGGTATAGTATTATAGCAGAGGCATTAATATTAGCTATAATTAAGCATGATCCTAGTAGAGGAAAGTTATCTACCATTTTTTATTTAATAGCAGATAGGGAAATGAAAAGAGAGTTTGAAAGAATTAAGAAGAGAAGTAAGATTACTACAATGAAAAGTGATTGTTTAAGTAATCAAGATTACCTTGGTATTGGTGTTGAGGATTTTATATTATCAGAGTTCACTAGTGATTTAAATGAAGAACAGAGAAGGGTTGTTGAATTAATAAGTCAAGGTTATCGCAAAAAAGATATTGCAGTTATTATGGGTGTATCAAGGGTTAAGGTATCAAGGATAATTAAGTCAATGGAAGATAAATTATTAAATGGAAGATAAATTATTAAGATAAGGAGGTGTATCAATTGAGTAAAGAAAAGAATAAGCAAGATAATCTAGATATCATAAATAAGGATATAGAGTCTATTGATAAGAGGATAGAGCTGGCTCATAGAAGTTTAGCAACTATAGCAATAGATGATTATAACACATTAACTAATATGCAAAGTGTGTTAAATAGAATGCAAGGAGAGAAAACATCATTATTAAAGTTGAAACATAGTATAGAGCAAGACATTAATATTAAGAATGAGGAGACTAGTATTAAGATTGAGAAATTAAAAGCAGAAATTGATAGATTAGCATCTGGTGGAGACTTGAGTAAAATTGACCTACTTATTGCTAGCTTAGATTCCCAGGTGGACGAGGAGGATATTATCAATGAAGATGACCAATAAGCAACGGGAGTTTTGGGCTAATTGTAACAATAAGAGATACAATATAAAGTCAGGCGCCACAAGATCTGGTAAAACATTTTTAGATTATTATTTAATACCTAAGCGAGTAATGGAAAGGGATGGGAGTGGGTTAATTGTCATACTAGGTCATACTAAAGGTACTATACAGAGAAATATAATAGAGCCTATGCAAGAGATGTATGGAACTGAATATGTATCAGATATATCTAGTGATAATACCTTGAAACTATTTGGAAAAAGAGCGTACGCATTAGGTGCAGATAAAAAAAGTAGGGTTGATATATTAAGGGGTGCTTCATTCCAGTATGTTTATGGGGACGAGGTTGCAACTTGGTCCCCTGAAGTTTTCAGTATGATACACAGTAGGATGGATAAGCCTGACAGTGTGTTTGATGGTACTTGTAACCCAGATGACCCTAATCATTGGTTTAAGGAATTTATAGATAATAGTGATAATGTTTATCATCAGAAATATACTCTTTACGATAACCCATACAATCCACCTGACTTTGTGAAAGCCTTGGAGGATGAGTACAGAGGAACCATATACTTTGATAGATATATACTTGGAGAATGGGTGAGAGCTGAAGGAGTTATATATAAAGACTTTGCAGCTAAGTATGAAGATTACGAAATAGATTTAGAAGATATACCTGAATTAGGATATATCGCTATAGGGGTTGACTTTGGCGGTACGGGTTCAAAGCATGCTTTTGTAGCAACAGGTATAACTGCAGACTTCAGTGATGTAATTATATTAATGAGTAGAAGNATTGAGACTGGTATAGAACCTAATGAGTTNTCTTCTAAATTTGNAGANTTTTTAATAGAAGTTGAAGATACATTTGGAAGAGTTAATGTAATTTACACAGATAGTGCTGAGCAAGTTCTACCATTAGGGTTTAGGTCAGAATTAAGAAATAGAGGTTTAGGTAATAGGGTTATAAGAGGTAGNCGTAAAATTAGAGTTAANGATAGAATAAGATTAGTTGGTAGTTTAATAGGTACAAGAAGACTATGGTACACCAAGCTCGCTCAGTCAGCTAAAGAAGCTTTATCTCAATCATTATGGGATGAAAAAGTAATAGGTCAAGAAGTGAGACTAGACAATGGAACTACAGATGTAGATACGCTTGACGCATTTGAATATACTATAGAGACTAACTATAGGAGGTTGATGATAAATGCTAAATAAAATATTAAATTTCTTTTTTAGAAGAGGGAGGGGAGAAAAAGTGGATAATATTACAAGTTCAAGTTTTGAGAATGGATTTGGTATATATGACAAAAGGGCTCAGGTTAATGAGTGGATAAATATATATGAAGGTAACCCTTCTTGGTTAAATAACAAAGTTAAGAAATCATTAAATATAGGTGCACTCGTGGCTTCTGATTTAGCCAGATTAGCCACAATAGAGTTTGAGAGTTCAGTGTCTGGTGAAGGTGTTGAAGATGTGAATTTATGGTATCAAACAGTAGTTGACAATATGAGAAGAATTATGGAATTCACCATAGTTCAAGGTGGATTAGNATTAAAGCCTTATATAGAAAACGACTTCATATATACAGAGNTTATTCCTGGTGACGAGTTTGTGCCATTAAAGTTTGATGGTGCTGGAAATGTAACTAGTGCTGTTTTNATATACAAGACAACTCAGGGAAGAGATAAGTTCACTAGGTTAGAATTCCATNGATTTGATGATGATAATCGTTATGTAGTANCAAATANAGCATTTAGATCTAGAGGTGGTAAAGAGTATGGTCAAGAAGTTGACTTAACTTTAATAGATGAATGGGCTCACTTAGAAAGCGAAGCTATCTTAGACGTCAATAGGCCATTATTTGTTTATTTAACTACACCATATGCAAATAATAAAGATATAAAATCCCCACTAGGTGTTAGCGTGTTTACTAAGATAGGTCATTTATTAGAAGATGCTGATAGACAGTGGGCTAATATTGATATGGAGTATGAAAAAAAGAAAGTAAGAATAATGTTGTCTAATAATATGGTCCCATTTATGGGAGATATGAGTGAGATGAGTGACGATATTGACGACATTAAAGAGTTGTTCATATTATTTGAAAATGAAGAGAGCAGGATAGATGTGTTTAGCCCAGAGATAAGGGATAGAAGTATGTTTGCTAGATTAGAAGAAATAAAAAGAATGATAGAATTTAGTGCTGGTTTAGCATATGGTTCTCTATCCAAGGTTGATAATGTTGAAAAAACTGCAGAAGAGATAAGAAGTGGTAAAGAAAGAAGTTTCAACACTGTTAGAGATATGCAAAAATCTTTAAAGAAGGCTCTTAGTGAATTGGTAGAGGTATTAATTATTATGGGTCAAGAGGCTGGCTTAGTTGGCGAAGTAGACTATGAGACAACTTTCTACTTTGATGATAGTATAGTTATAGATGAAATGTCCGATATAACATTAATGTATCAAGAAGTAAAAGATGGCGTACTGAAGCCAGAATATTACATTTCAAGAAGATATGGAATAACTATGGATGAAGCTAGAAAAAGAATGGGTAAACTTTTTAGTGATGAGCCTGAAGTTAGAAATGAGAAAATTGAGGAAAAAGAAGATATTATTGATAATAATGATAGTAATATTGATAATAATGATAAAAATGACGAAGATTAGTGACCGAGTGAAATTATTGCAGTATAACGGGTATAATAATAATAGAAACCAAAAAGTCATAGCAACGACTTAAAAAGCTTAGGGAGGTTTATATATGAAAACAGAACAATTAAAGGCATTAGGATTAAATGAAACTCAGATAGCTGAAGTGTTTAAATTAAACGGTGAGGCTATTGAGAATGTTAAGAGACAATTCTCCACATTAGAAGAAGATAACATTAATTTAAAAAATAAAGTTGGAGATTTGGAATTAAAATTGAAAGAAGCAGTTAAGCCTGAAACATATCAATCACTATTAGATAGTAAAAAACAACTTGAAGATGAGTTATCGAATATTAAAGAAATGCACTCAAAAGAACTTGAAAGCATTAAGTTTAATAATTTACTAGACAACACACTTAAAGATTCTGGTGCAAAATCATTAAAGGCTGTTAAGGCATTAATAAATATGGATGAAATTGAGTACAAAGATAGTAAATTAGAGGGCATAGATAAGGTTTTAGAGAATCTTCAAGAGGAGTATGATTATCTATTTCATACTGAGGAATCACGTATTAGAAATTTAACTACCCCTGGTAAAGGGACAAGAAATAGTGATAGAAGTTTATTGGCTAAAAAACTATCAAAGTATGATTAAGGAGGAAAATGAAAATGAGAATTTATCAAAAAGAATTTAAAGAAGCATTAGAAAAGATTTATGGTGTTCAAGGTTATTTCAGAGATTTCTTTGGGGGTGAAATTGAGGCACTTGACGGAGTAAGTAATTCCAGTACTGCGTTCACAGTTAAAACTAGTGATATACCTGTAATTATACGTGATTATAATACAGATCCTGATGTTGCTTTTGGCACAGGTACTAGTAATAGCAATAGATTTGGACCTAGAACAGAAGTTATAAGCACTGATATAGATGTTCCATACACTTGGAGTTGGGCGATACATGAAGGAATTGATAGACATACAACTAATCAGGACTTAGAAGAGGCAATCATAGATAGAATAGTTTTACAAGGTGAAGAAAAAGTTCATTTATTTAATATCAAACATTCTCAATTTATATCAAGTGTAGCTGGAGAGGAATTTGAGATAGAAGAAATTAATGAAGACACAGTTGTTAAATTATTCAATGATATGTATAATCACTTCTTAGATATTGGTGCCTTTGGCAATAAGGTTGCCAAAGTATCTGGTGAGTTATACAACGCTATAATAGACCATCCGTTATCAACAATAATAAAGAACTCTGATGCAAACATAAGTGAGAATGAGGTAGTTAAGTTTAAAGGATTTAATATTGAACCAATTCCTTCACCATACCTAGTTGAAGGAGATATCGCTTACGTTTACGTTGAAAATGTTGCTAAAGCTTTCACAGGGATAGATACAGCAAGAACATTTGAAGCACATGATATTGATGGTGTTGTACTACAAGGTTCAGGTAAGGCTGGAGAATTCATTCCTGATAAAAATAAGGCAGCTGTTGTTAAGGTTGTTAAGGTAGAGGAAACATCTGACGAAAATGGTGAAGGAAATAGTGACGAAACACCTGACGGAACACCAGAAGGTTAATTGCTGACAATTTAGATATGGGAGGATAATAATAATATGGCTAAATATATAGTATTAAGAAANTTTAGAGATAANTATACTAAAGAGATGTATAAAAAAGGTCAAGAGATTGATGTAACTGTAAAGAGAGCTAAAGAAATGGAAGCAAACTTAAAAAAATATAATGATAAATTTCTTGAAAGAGTTGTAAAAGATAATAAGTAAAACCACAAGGCTTACTTACTTCACAAAGATTGCTAAGTAAGCCTTATGTTAAAAAGAGGTGTTATTTAATG